AATGACAAAGTCATTGTCGATGATAATGTGAAGGATGCGCTTTTAGCTCAAGGATACGACATTGAAGAGACACCTCGCTCTATATACCATGTCGATTCCATCTTTGAAGCGCTCAAAGCTTACGCACCTGGGAAAGTTCCGGCACCCATCAAGGATACAACGTATTCAGCCGGCATCGCTTTAGCGCGTAAGTGTTTTTCCAAACCGAAGGATAGACCTTTCCTTCATATCCTGCCAATGACTCCTGAGACAATAGTTAAGATCACCAGTAACCCTAGTGGCTCACCTGGAGTGACTAATTATGGATGTTCAAAGGCCGAATCTATGACAAGGGGTTTGGAGCGTGGATTGCAGACTCTTAAGTGTGAGAAGCAACCTGAGCCGTGTCTCGCGTTCAAAAGAACTCAAGCTGGAAAGACTGGTCGATTAATATGGGGTTTTCCCTATTCTATGACCATAATTGAAGGTTTGACGGCTTATGAAGTACTTCAAGAGTTCAAGAAGGGAAGCACACCGATGGCGTTCGCAATGGCAACTGGCGCCTTAGGCACAAAACTTCGTGTGGCAGCCTACCACAAGGAGTGGTGCTACTCATTGGATTATTCACAGTTTGATGCTACTATTGGGTCTGATCTCATACATCAGGCCTTTAAGATCATCAGAACTTGGTTTGATCCTAATGAGGTTGAACCGGTGAGCGGTAGAACGGTTAGTGAGATATTTGATCTGACTGAATACTACTTTATTCACACAACTATAGTTATGCCCAATGGGAAAATCTACATTGGTAAAGATCACGGGGTGCCCAGTGGAAGCTATTATACTCAAATAGTTGATAGCGTTGCGAACGTGATCGTAGCTGGTGCGATTAGTGAACGATTCTCATTAGATGTCTCTAGGAAAGAGATCTTTGTACTTGGTGATGACTTGAATTTCTGGACCAATCGTAAGATGGATCTTGATAAGATAGCCTCATTTGTACAAGAACATTTCCATATGAGACTTCATGGTAGTGAGAAATCACAGGTGTATCACTATGATGAAGTGATTCATTATTTGGGGCGTGACTGGGATAGAGGTATGCCGGGCCTGGATGAAGAGGAAATCATTAAGAAAATGGTTTATCCCGAATCATTTCGAAAGTACTCTAAAGATCCCCAGGTGCGTAGGAGGCAGGTACATATGCTCATTTTGAGCTATGCTGCAGTCTACAAACAGGCTTGGAGTATTGCGTACAACCTCTTAGACGGAAGCCAGAGTAATTTAGCACGTGGATGTGCCAATCTGGACGTGAATGTTTATTTGCGTGAGGGTGATACTGGTCAGTTAGACGATCATGCGTTGTCAGGATATGATAGATATCGCAAGAAATATTTATCTGACGGTGACAGTAAAGATATTCCCATCTCCGCCATTCAGTACTGGATCTGAATGCCAAAGACATTAACTAGCTGCCCAGGCTAGGACCGGTTTCAC